GCGGCCAAGGCAAATAATTTGCTTATAGGGCAAGATGAAACATCTAAAAAAGAGAAAAACGATAAAATCTCCCCACACCTTGCACAAAACTCCGAAAACGATAAAAAAGTTGGCAATCAAAGAGAGGAGGGGAGGCAATGCCAAGACCGAAAAAGCCCATAGATATGCAGAAAGCACACCTTACGCTGGTAGAAAAACAGAATAGAAAAGCTGAAGAAGACAGTGTAACTACTGGAAATAATCAGTTAAAAACGCCTCCCCGGTGGCTGATAAATGACGTTGCAAAGAAAGAATGGCGCAGAATTGTACGAGAATTAAACAAGATACAGATCGTGGGAAATCTGGATTATGCAAATCTCGGAGGGTACTGCAATGCCTATGCAAATTATATACAGGTGACAGAAATTTTAAAGGACCAGACCTATTCGATCGAGAGAGAGACCAGGACGGGAACCATTATTGTAAAAAATCCGCTGGTAGATATACAGACGAACTATGCTGCGGAAATGAGAAGATTTGCCGCACTTTGCGGACTGACTATAGATTCAAGGTTAAAAGCTGCTGTTGTTAAGACAGAAAAAACTGAGGATATGATCACAGAAAAGTTCGGAAATATATAGGCATGATGGAGAGACAAAATATGTATGACGATTCTTAGCGAACTGATACAGTATGCCCAGAAATGTCTGGAAGATAAAAAAGTATCAGAGTATGAAGATTACATAAGCTGCAGAAAGCACAAGCAGGCCTGTGGAAGGTTTTTAAATGATATTAAAAGGTCAGAAGCAAGAAACACTTTAGACTCGCCATTTCCCTTTATATGGGATGATGAGGAAGCAGAAAAAATTATAGTTTGGTTCTCGCTTTTGAAGCACAGCAAAGGAGACCTTGCCGGGCAGCCGATCGTCTTAACCGACTGGCAGAAATTTGTCCTATGCCAGATATACGGATGGAGACATGAGGAAACAGGAAGAAAGAGATTCAAACAAAGCTTTGTTGAAGTGGGAAGGAAGAACGCAAAATCACAGATGGAGGCCGGAGTGGCGCTCTACGAAATATCTACCCAGTCTACAAAAAACGGGGAAGTATACGAGTATTACACAGCCGGGGTAAAACGTGATCAATCCAAGATTATCGTAAACGAAGCGAAGCTCATGCTGAGAGGGTCGCCGCTGAGGTCAAAGTTCAAAATCACCAGAGACCTGATCGAACATAGAAAGACAGGAAGCTATCTGAAAGCTCTGTGCAAAGAAGATGGACAGAAAGGCGATGGAACCAACCCGGCAGGCTTAATACTGGACGAATATCACCAGCATCAAACAACAGAATTTTACGATCTTGGCTTGGGAGCAAATACCAAAGAGCCTCTGTTAATGATCATCACCACTGCCGGAGTGGATTTGACGTACCCATGTTTTACTCAAGAGTACGCTTACTGCTCCAGGATACTGGATCCAGATGTGGATGTAGAAAATGATAACTATTTTGTAGACATCCTGGAGCTGGATCCGGAGGATTATGAAGATATAAGCAAGGTCTCAGAAGAGAGAATCTGGTGGAAAGCAAATCCTATCCGTATGAGCTATGAAAATGGACGGGACAAGATCAGGCAGGCTTTCAGGATTGCAAAGGACATTCCAGAAAAAATGACGGCATTTCTGACGAAAATGCTGAATGTTTGGGTGCAGGCTCAGGACGGCGCCTATATGGATATGGCCAAGTGGAAAGCCTGCCAGGTAGACAAGATCCCTATAGACACAAGAGGAATGAGCGTATATGTGGGATTCGATATGTCAGCTAAGATTGACCTTACTTCTGTGGCTTTTGTGATTCCTTTTCGGTCCGGAGAATACGACTCCACAGGGAAAGAGATCATAAAATTCATAGTGTACTCTCATTCCTTCATACCAAACCGGGCAAAGCTCGCAGAGAGGAAGCAAAAAGATAAGGTAGACTATGATGCATGGGAGCGAATGGGATTTCTTTCGGTGACCAATACACCTATTGTAGATCAGAACGCAGTCATGAAGTATGTGCTGGATACCTGCAAAGAACACGGCTGGAAAATTGAAACTCTATGTTTTGACCCGGCAAACGCAGGAAAGCTCATGATGGATCTGTCCGACAGCGGATATGACGTGGAAGAAGTATTTCAGAGTTATAAATCCCTGAATGAAGCCACACAGGGATTCCGGGAACAGGTTTACAGCAAAAATGTGCTTTATCTATACAATCCGCTCCTGAATTTTGCTATGAGTAATGCGGTGATACGGCAGAACCAGGGACTGATCAAGATCGACAAAGACGCTACAACAAAGAGAATCGACCCTGTAGATGCTGTATTATGCGGATTCAAACTTGCTCTTTACCATGAATTTACTCCGGGGATTCTGGAAGAAATTGACAAATTTTTAGAAAGTGACTGGTGACAGAATGAAGATTGTGCAGAAAATCAAAAAGACAGTACATAACCTGACAAGGCCGACAGTAAGCCTGGATGATAAAGAACTGCTGGAGTGGCTGGGGATTACCCCGTCAAGCAAAAAAGCGGTAGCGGAAGTCACCTATTACACTTGCTTGAAAATGCTTTCTGAGACAATCGGGAAAATGCCGCTGAAATATTATCAGCAGACAGATAGAGGAAGAATACGGGCAGAACCTACAGAAGCCGGCATCTTAATGACCGTCAGGCCAAACCCATTTATGACGCCCACAACCATGTGGACCACCGTAGAGCAGAACTGTCAGCACTATGGGAATGGATATATCTGGGTGAGAACACAGTTTACGCCTTCCGCTTATGGCGGGGAATACCATTTCCTGGATATGTGGCCTATGCAGAGCAACTGCGTAACACCGATCATGGACGATATCGGGATATTCGGGAACAAGGGAAAGCTCTATTATCAGTACAACGATCCAAGAAGCGGCCAGCAGTATATGTTCCGCAATAGCGAGGTACTTCACTTCAAAACCTGGTACAGCTTTGATGGATTTATGGGAGAACCGGTCCGCACGATCCTGAAAGCCACGGTTGACGGCGCAAACGCAAGCCAGGATTACATGAATAAGCTCTACGAGCAGGGCCTGACCGCCAGTATGGCCATGCAGTACACTGGAGATCTGGAAGACGATAAAGTAAGAAAGCTCCGAAAGAGGTTTGCAGATATGCTGTCAGGACCGAAAAATGCCGGAAAGGTTGTGCCTGTTCCAATAGGTCTGACGCTTACGCCCCTGAACATGAGCATGACAGACGCACAGTTTTTTGAACTGAGAAAATACAGCGCCCTGCAGATTGCCGGAGCCTTTGGAATTAAGCCAAACCAGATCAACAACTATGAAAAATCCAGCTATGCCAACAGCGAAACACAGCAGTTGGCTTTTTTAGTGGACACCATGTCATACCGTTTGAAAAATTATGAAGAAGAGATCAATGGGAAGATCCTTCTTCCATACGAGATACAGAATCAGTATTTTTACAAATTTAACGAAAAGGCAATCCTGCGAACAGACAGCAAGACTCAGATGGAGAATCTGGCAAAGGCAGTCAACAACGGGATCTATAAGCCTAATGAAGCCAGGGAGTATTTAGATCTTCCGTCAGAGGAGGGTGGCGATACACTGATGGTGAATGGAAATTATATACCGATCACAGATATAGGAAAGCAGTATAGAGGAGGTGAAGGAAATGACAACGATTAACATCAGAGGAGACATCGTGGGAGATGATGATAAATGGATCTATGACTGGTTTGACATGGCGGCAACCTGCCCGAAAGATGTAAAAGAGATCCTGAATACTGCCGAAGAAAATGAACCTATCGAGGTTCTGATCAATTCCGGAGGCGGATCCGTGATGGCCGGGCAGGAAATCTACAGTGCCTTAAAAGGAAATGACCGGGTGACCATTAAGATCCAGAGCCTGGCCGGGAGTGCAGCCGGTGTTGTGGCCATGGCCGGGAGAAGCCAGATCAGCCCGGTGGCTATGATCATGATCCACAATGTTTCTATGAGCGGCGCTTCCGGAGACTACCATGATATGCAGAAAAATGCGGAGATCTTAAAGCAGATGAACACAGCTTTAGCTGCGGCATTTGTGGAAAAATCTGGAAGATCCATGGACGATATTTTGAGACTTATGGATCGGGAAACCTGGCTGACGGCCAATCAGTGCTTAGAATATGGTTTCGTTGATGAGATCATATCCAACCAGCAGGCTCCGGCCTATACAAACAGCTATTGTGGAATGTGGCTTACAGATGAAAAGAGGCAGCAGGCAATCGCTGAAAAGAAAC